TAACATTTAGTTTTAAATTGATTCTATTGCTTAAGGAAGCAGTATCACTCTTTCTTAAGTACTTACTAAGCATTGTAGCAGTATCGCTTAAATTCAGCTTTAAATTGATCCTATTGCTAAGCGATGCTGTATCAGCCTTTCTTAAATACTTGCTAAGCATTAATGTAGTATCAGCTTTTCTCAAATAAGCTGACAACATCAGACTAGTGTCTGAGTATTTAACTCTAGCATCAATCCTATTGCTAAGGCTTGTCGTATCAACTGAAGCTGCTGTAATCTCACCCCACCCAAACTGGTTAGTCCATAGGTAGAACTTATTGTTACAAGTATCAATCGCAATCGCGCCATTTTTAGCACTTGAATTACGAAGTGTAGGAATGCCACAGAATGATGGGATATGTAGCGTAGAATCGCATAGGATTCGCTTAAACTGATACCCTGCCGCAGTCATTGGTGTATACTGAGCATAAGAGATACTAACGAATAAAGTTAGTATTAAAAGAATGATTGATTTTTTCATATTATACATCGCCATAAGTTATTGCAATTTGTCCTGAACCTTTAAAATTAGCTGTAAAAGTAACCATATTATCAAAGGAAGAAGTCTCATTAATAGACTCAATATACGCTTCACCTTCTTTTTTTAGAAAAGTTGTTCCCAGTTCATCTACTTCATACCATTTCAATAATACTAATTGACCATTAATGATATTATCATAAAGTTGGCCTAGTCCATAATTTATAGAAGTATCCTTATTTATAAATACCAAACCCTCAATGCTCCCACTCCATGAAGCTGCACCTGGTACATAAGTCCTAAATCTACCACTACTAATAATTGATGTTTCTATTAAATCTTGTTGAATATCAAAAGTTATAGATCTAGCGCAGCCGATAACTGTTTCTACAGAAGAAATATTAATAGTTAGTACAACATCCTTACCTCTAACTTTACCCATTGTTATTTATTTTCATAAAGATAATTAAAATCATAGATTCTACTCTGTCTCCAAAATCTAAAATTAGGAATTAATCCATCCTCAAAATCATTTCCTTCGGCATCTAATAACTCATAAAGTGTAAGATTAGCGTTTGCATTTTTGTAATCTATCGCTAATTTACCCACTACAAATCTATATTTATTAGTCTCTAAAGCATTCAAAAATACAGTTAATGGATTTAAAAACTGATAAGGTCCGTTTCCTTTTAATATTTTCAAATAAGTCCCTTCATACTTTGCTCTAGGTTTATATCTTGTAAATAATCCCTCCTGAGTAGTAGCTTTACCCAAACTAGCAAAACTAAATCTATCAGGTACCGGAACAGGAAACAATAAAGGATATCCCCATGAAGTACATTTATCTCTTAATCCTACAGATAAACTTTCTAAGTATAATGTTCCTTTTATGTACCAGCTTGGACTATTATCAAATGAAATATCCTTGCTATCATTATTTTTTATTGCGACAACTTGGCTATCCGTATGAGATTGACCAATAACATTATTCGAGCCAGCATAATAATGCTTAATATTGAAATTAAAGTTTCTGAAATAAAACTCATTTGTCCCCATACTGTCATTACCTTCAAACAAATAGACTTTTAAAATCCCATCATAAGGAACAGGAGCTGAAGTAATATCCCATGTATGCCAGTCCTGCTCATTGTCTCCTGATGGCATTGAAAAGAATAATAGATTGTCATAATCAAAAACTGAGTTCCATTGACCATATCTATCTAAATAAAGTACTGGCTGTGGTATTGGTCCACCTATAAATTCAATATAAACGTGTCTTCTGAATGCACCAGGATTAGACACACCACTTGCCCAATCAAATATGTAATTAATGCTATCTCCTTGAGATAAATAAATCTCATTTGATTTAACACAATTATAAAAATTAGCAGTACTTCCTGTTACAACTATCACTCTATATTTTTCTTCACCAAAATTTTTTTGAGTGATGTCATTATAATATGCGATTCTAATAAAAGCATCAGCACCGGTTTCTGTCCAGTATGGTAGCTCATATTCTTTTATCAAATCATCATATCCATCTTCATACTCACGAATAAAATTACCTAACTCCTGAAGATTTGGATTCTTTAGAATGTCTATCGGCTGCTCATAATTAAAAGTCTCTTTTACAAATTGAAATGGCCGCTCTATAGATTTCATGACTCCTGTCTCCATATCTGAGCCATCCATAAAAAAATAATTAACTTTATGGTCTATGTAACCAGTACGAATAAAATCCTCATCATAATCATTACCTCTAATTGTTGCTCCTGTATCTTCAGTAAATCTATACATCTCATCCCATCTAACTATAGCCCAGTTAGCATCAGCTTGGAATAATGACGCATTAAATCTGCTCATCAACTGCTCTAATATATCGTAGCAATTCATCCAACTATTAGTATCAACTCTTAATGTATTAGCATCTATAAAGGTATCATCCCATGTACTTTCTATTGTACCGCCTTGAGGAAATATTACTATGTAAGATTTTAATCTTAGATTAAGAAGAGTAGACTTAAGACATAACTTTAAGACATCTATTAAAGGGATATAGCCATCTAATGGATAAGGAATAGTATAAGTAAAGTCAAATGTAACTGTCCCACTAAAAGGACATACTTCATTTATATTAATACACCAACCTAAAGCAATGTTGTAAGATATATCAAAACACGTTAAATTATAAGTATTACTGCCATCAAATAAAGTAAATGTATCTCCAGCCTTTAATACTCCAGCACGAGCATCAAATGAACATACTGTATTGTTAGCTACTGGTGTAGGATTATAAAAGTCTACTCCTGTTTCAGTATGATCTGTACCAATATTAACCGCAGCCTCATTTATAGTTATATTTTTTAGCGTCCCTAACATATCCGTAAAAGTCAACGCTATCTCATGATTAAAGTCTACCTGTATCTCTTGGCAGTCATCCTGAAGTAAATAACCTTTGAATAAAAACTGATCAGTAGTAGTGCATTTAAATTCAACATAAAAACCAGCATCGTCTTCAGAATAAAAGTCTAAAAGCCTTACGCCTGTTTCATCTGTAATTATAGATACTTTTAATGTGCAGCCTCTTATAGGAGCCTTTGGATCATCCTCCTGCCACTCCTGAACTACAGGAGTACCACTAAGCAAAACTGTTGTAGAATCGCCTGTATAATCCTTTTCGAAGATATCTACCTGGTAGCCTTGTAATGGCTTGAAACTATCAAACTGTGATGTGTATTTTAATCCGTAACTCATTAAGTTGTGCGGCCATAAGTCTGACCATATTTTTTATTACTAAAGAAAATATCTTGACCTCTTAACACTCCAAATACTTCTACCTGTCCGCCCATTCCTCCCATCATTTGCGAAGTCTGAGCCGCAGGTATTACTTGTGAACCACGAGGCAAATTAATCATCTCAGGCCCTCTCTCTCCCACCAAAGCCATACCACCTGGAGCATAACGTGTACCGGTAGCAAATCTTTGCTGTGTTGTTAAGTTTTTTAAAGCTGCCCCCAGTGCTACCATTGCAATACCTACCGCAATAGCTGCAAAAGGATTAGCCAACAACTGAGCAATCGCTTGCTGTGCTATAACTGCCAAGAATCCTATCTTAATTAACTGCTCACCTAGTGACTGAATACCTCCAGCTAATAACTCAAATACTCCTGAGAATACATCCCCAAAGTTTCCTCCAGTCAATGCAGCACCTAAAGCCTCGCCAAACTTTACAGCTATATTAGTGGCTGCGTCTGTTAAGAAGCCTGTGGCAGCATCGTTAATACCTGCTGCATATTTCTCCCATGCTTTATTAACCTCTGCTCCTGACTTTCTTAGATTTTCTGTAACATTTTTTCTAAATTTATCAGGTACATCATTAGCAGCTGTAGTTATTTCATCTAACTGCTGTTTTAATCCTTCAGTATTTAATCCAAGTGTACCTAATGGCAACTCGAAATTAAATTTTTTAGATAATCTTTGTAAATCTCTTATTAGACCTTCTCTATAAAATCTCTCTAAATCTATTTCTGCTTTGCTTCGTCGTGGTATTATTAATACATCTACTGGTATAGGTATATCTTCAGTTGAATTCCTCCATTTTCTTGCCTGCTCCATTAATAAAGCCGAAAATTGCTGATCTTGCAATGCTTGTAATTCAGCCTCTAATTTTATATAAACCTTATTCTTAGGATCTACATTAAATTTCTCAATTATCTTCTTTAATATTCCCTCAAACTCTTTTATCTTGTCCTTATTTATCTCAAATTGTGGAGTGCCTAATGAAATGCCAGTAGCCTGTGTAGCCTCTAATGACTTTCTAAATTTGGCTAAGGCTTGTGCTAATGTCTCAGTTCCTTTTGCTGCTTTATCTGTTCCATCTTTAGATTTAGTTCCTAATGCTCCAAATGCAGCTGTAGCATCTATTGTAGCTTTATTAGCTTCCTCAGTACTTGAAGCTATTAATTTAGTAGTAGCAGATAATTTAGTTTGAGTAGCATTTACTATATCCTGTGCCTGTGCTAGTTTTAAATTTGCCTCTTGTAATTTAAGTGGAATTTGTATACCTGATCTTGCTGCTTGTTGAGATATTTTTTCCTGTTCTGCTGCTTTTTGTTTTGCAATAGTTAAAACATTCTGAGCCGCAGTTAATTCTTTTTTTAATCTTATCTCATCTATAGTAGCTGTTGCTATTTGATTCGTATATTGAGTAGCTACAGCCTGTGCAATTAAAGCTTTTGTATATAATTCTATCTCTTTAGTTCCCTCAGCTGTTGCAATACTAGTAAGAGTTAATACTTTACCATGATCGCCTAATATATCATTAGCCTTCTTTAATGCCTCATTTCTTTGTTCTATTGGTAAAGTACTATTTTTAGCTACATCTACATAAGATTGCAAAGCTATTCCAGATGACAAAGCTGAAGCTTTAGCAGAATCTAAAGACTTCGCAAAATCTTCCTGAGCCTTTTTAATCTCATCAACTGCTTCCTTTGTTTTTTGCGCTCCTCTAGTCCATGCACTAAACCCAATCTGAGCAAATGTTATCGCAGTAGTAACCGCAGCAAATGCAAGTGATAATCCACCTGGACCACTTAATGAAGAAATCAAATTTTTACCTAATGATGTTCCCGTAGCTGCCGCCTCTCTTTTAGCTGCCGCCAATGAATCAATAAAAGGAGTGATATTATTGGCTATACCAATAAACCCATAAGCCGAATCACTTACAATCCTTCCTAAATTCGTAACTGCATAAGCCGCACTATTAGTCTGCCCTGCTACTTTCTTTAACCCTGAATCAGCAGCACCTAAAGAAGATTTTAAATCTCCTATCTTAGTCTTTAATAAACCTATGCTATTCTGTAATTTTATTACATCTTGAACATTAGTAGCATTTTTTAACTCCGCAGTAAATGCTCGTAAATCATTCTCAGCTATAGTTAACTGAGCTGAAATCTGTTTAACATCTATAGTTATTGGAACATTAACCGGAGGAATATTTTGTGCCTGATTCTCTGCTGCTGTAACTCCTGCTATTAACTGAGTAGGATCAGCAGTAATAGGAACTTGCACTGGAGGAATACTTTCTATAATATTCTCAGCCTGTGCAACACCTGATAACAACTGGGTAGTATCAGCACTAATAGGCACCTGTACTGGAGGAATATTCTCAACAACATTTGCTGCCTGTGCAACACCAAATATTAATTGAGAATTATCAACTGTTAACTCTATTGGAGGAATCTGTGTCTTAATATTTGCTATGACATTTTTTGTCTCTGCAATCTTCTTATTAAGCTCATCTATCTTTTTGCTATCGCCTGTATTATTTAACTGCGTCTGAAATGCCTTTAACTCACTCTCCGCCTTCTTTAGTTCTGCTTGAAGTTTACTGGTATCCGCACCGACTACTATCTTTATTTCTTCAGCCATCGTTATTTCACTTTAATTTTATGTCTAGATATTATCGCGTCATACTCCTCCTTAGTCATTGGCTGCACACTCTTAGGCTTTGGATCATCAGCCATCGGCCAGAACCTCTCTATATTCCCTATCGCCTTACTTCCTGCCATGCTCTCTGCTATACGAAAGGAAGCAAACCTCATCAACTTAGCAGACTCAGTTTGCTTCTCATTATACCCTTCAGCAGCAGCGTAAAACTCTATCGGCAAACTTGTATAATATTGATAAGCCGACCATTTTAACTTTCCTAAAGCAAACTTTAAGTTGTCAAAGCACTGCTCTTTGATGCTTTTTTTTTGCCATCCTTCTCAATAATGTCTGTCCCTTCTTTTACAAGAGACTTCCATATCTGCGTCTCAGTCATTGTACTGCTCACCTGTGCTATTACTTCAGTCTTATTCTCTAACGCATCAATCCAATCGCAGACATTTTCAAAAGTATAATCCGCCTCCTCACTTTTTACGTAGCTATTGCCACGAAGTCCGCCATAAATCATCGCATAAATAAATCCAGTATTTGTCCCTGAATTATTATGCTGGCTAATTAGTTCTATTGCAAGCTGGTTAAATTTTAATCCTCTTTGTTTTCCTCCAATTTTAATTTGTAGATAACTCATTTTGTTTTTGTGTTTGGTTTAAAAATATCGTATAGCTACTGTATCAAATATATTTAATAATTTGTCAGAGGAAGAAACACTATTATCTGCAGCATTTCTTTTCCATGCTTTACTAGGATTTGAATTTTCAGTACTTGTCCAATAAAATGGCTGTCCTAATGCAGGAAAATAACCATTTAAATGTTGAAATATAATCTCCCCCATTTCATCATAACTTGGCATAACCCAATCATTGTATCCATTAAATCCTCCGTTAGAACAAGATAAAGCTGGTAAAGATGGAACACTAGCATTAATTGCAGCAGTATTTATTGATCCATCTCCAATTTGAAACCCTGATGCACCTGTTGTAGTGTATGCAATAGCCCATTGATCCATAGCTACTGATGTGCCATCTCCATAAACTACAAAACCATGTTGTCCACTATTATCTAAATAAGCAATATTTCCTCCTGCATAATATTGACCTATTACTAATGAAGGACTACCAGGCTGAACAGTAATTGTAGGAACGCCATAAGGCTGAATAGTACCATTGAATACACCAATCTCCGAATAACTATATGTGCTACTCAGTTCCGATAGATATCCAGTACCTTCCTGAATCTCATCTCCAGCCTGCGGACTTACTGGACTCAACTTCCAGCCAATAGTCTGCTCCGCTCTCAATAACTGCAATAAGTTTGTGCCACTTATCTTCCCACTATCAGGATCTTGTAAATGCTGACCTTCAAAAGTTACCGATATATCAACTGCCCCAGGACTTTTATCAGGTCCGCAAGCTGATGACGCATCCACAGGCTGAACACTGTCATTCTGTGAAACAGAAGTGAGACAAACCACTGTATCGTAATTTGTCCCACCTGTTGGATCAATGAAGAGTAGCATATCGCCACCCTGTATTTTATGTTCTGACATATTATGCAGTTATTGTAATAGTTGGAGTTCCGAATGGTTGTAAAGTTAAACTGAATGTACCTATTGAATCGTAAGCATAGGTACTGCTCAACTCAGAAATATAACCTGTACCTTCCTGAACTTCGTCTCCTGTTACTGGACTAACTGGACTTAACTTAAATCCTACAGTAGTTTTACTTCTAAGCAACTGACGGAGATTAGTACCCGAAATAGTACCACTTGCAGGATCTTGCAAATGCTGACCTTCGAAAGTATAAGAAATTTCAATAGTACCAGGACTCTTATCAGGTCCACACGCGCTAGACGCATCTACTACAGATACCGAATCTGCTGTTGTCAAATTGGTAAGACATACTACTGTGTCGTATGAAGTACCACCAGTTGGATCGATAAACAGCAACATCGTACCACCGGCTACCTTGTGTTCACTCATTTTTTTAAGTTTTATTTTATGTTATGAAATTACGAAAATATCTTGTTGAAATATCAAAATCCTAGAAATAAATATCTTACCTCCCATCTCCCCAAATCGCTCAGTCCTATCCGTCTGTAAATTAAGATTCATCATTTGCAGTCCAAATGCTGATAAATCTAAAACAGCATTAGTATCAGGCTTTATAGCTTGGAATATTAAAGCACAAGCCTCATTTAATGCCTTAGAATTATTATACTTGTATTCCCATGAATGGACTGAAATTTGAATCGTTGTGCTGGTATCTGTGCTATTACTTGTTGATGACTCAATATTAATCACATCACTCAGAACAGCATACATTTTATCCTTTATATCATCAGGTTCCTCACCCTCATAAATAGGTATGTTAACTGCACTGATGGCATTATAATAAGCCGTAAGTAATGATGTATTTATATCTATCATTTGAAAATATCTTTTATATTAGCGATTAGTACTGGTAAGTTTTTGGTGACCGATGGATACATAAATGGTCTTGGCTTTATTCCTTGAATTAATATTTTTCTAGCTATTGGATATGCCAATTTCTCATCTATTCCTTTTCTTTTACACCAATCAGTTATATTCAATAACATCTCTTTGAAATTACCACCTCCAGCCATAGGACCCTTAAAAGTATTTGCAAATGCCTGCCAATCTGTAGGCAAACTACTAACATATTCAGCCGCAAACTTTCTAGTCCCAAACTCAATATAAGCTGCATACTTTGTATTAGCTGTTATTGTTACATTACCACTTCCAAATTCTTTATTTATATTTCTTAATAAATATCCTTCATACGAACTATTAGCTTTTACTAAAAGCTTAGCATCTCTTACCACATCATCAGCAAAGGCATTCAACTCCATCTGCACATCATTCTGAGCCTGATTAGCAAGAGTATTAAATCTCTCCAATATCTTCTCTATACCTGATACTTTTAGATTTATCATAATGCAGGTGGATAATATAATATCTCAATAAATGTTTCTTTTAATAAATCATTTGTCAAAGTGTAATCATTAGCCATTACGTGTAACTCAAGATTTGAACTTACTTGTATAAACTCATAATAAAAAGCATCAGAACTTACTGATTTATTAAAAAATACTCTTGCAGTTTGTGGCACTATTCCACTCCAATCTCCATCAATATTAGCAAAATAAATGCCATTTGTAAAATAACTCCAAGTTATTTCTCCAATAGTATTTTCAAATATTGTATTCACAAATGGTGCATTTGTACCTTCTTGCGTCATAGTTGCACGAAATACTTTTACCGGATTAATATACAACTTTAAATCTCCCACCGTCATACTCCCCTCCTCAAATGCTGGACGCAATCCAGGCACAATATCATCTTCCTGTAATGTACCTAAATTAGGTAATTGATTATATGGTATTCTGTAGCTCATTAATAGTATAGTATTGTAGCGATTTCTCCGTCTTCAAATTGTATTCCCCATGTAATTTCTCCTGTTGTAGTGTTGACAAATACTTCTTTGCCTACTGGACTTCCAGCATCTATCTGTCTAAATGCAACGCCATCCTTAAAACAATTAAAAACGTGTCTGCCTATGATAGTACCAAATGTAAAAGATGTCTCACCACCTAATCCAATATAGTTATAGAATTGTATAGAATTTAAGTCCATAGGAGCATCGCTATTTATTGATTCATCTAATTTAGTTGCTGTTATAAATTCCCAATCTTTAGCAGCTTCAGTTCTTATCTGTATGCTGTTAATTTTATAAAATTGATTCTCGTATTGAATCACATCATTACTTCTAGTCTGTCTCTCAGCTTCCCATCTCATCACGAATATTTGGTCATAAGTCCACTCCCTCTGTTGATAGTCATTTCTTGGCCCACCAATCCTATCTCTTACCTCTGCCCACTTTGTCCAGTTTCCTGTCTCTAATGGAACTAAACCACCAAACTCATTTTTGATTGTGGTATATCTATGTATGGTAATCCTGCGATTTAATTTATACACGTCTAAACGGATTTAATAATGATTTGGCAATAGGACTTATCTCATCTATAGCCTGACTTCTATTATCATAAAGCCAGTAAATTTGATTAAGTATAGCTGTCTTTAATGTCTGTGGTAATACATCATATCCGCTAGAATAATCTATTGTGATATTAGTAGCCTTGGGATATTCTAGTCTCTTAAATGAATGACCTGATAACCCATAAGACTGATCTAATACTAATACATTACCCTCAGCATCTGTTACCTGGTTTATCGCTATCAATGGACCATAAGGAATATAAATATCCCCATTACAATTATTTAAGGTAGCAACGGCATTATGAACTATAAATCCTACACCTGTATAAGCCTCACAAAATAATCTTGCAGCTGTTATAAGTGATGTGATTAAAGCATCATCAGTACCTATATCTACTTTGCAAAAGTCTTTAGCCTCAGTCAATGTAACCGGTTCTATTATTTCGCCATCATTGAACTCTATGTCTAATACTGAATTATAATTAACCATATTTTTATTTTAAAAAGGCCCCTCCCAAATGAGAGAGGCCCGTTATCTACATTTACCAAACCACAACTATTAATCTAAATAGATAGCAGAAGCAGGAAGCATTAAGTTCAACTCTTCTTGACACTCAATTCTAGCAGTGATCAAGTTCTTAGTAAAGTTATCAGCATCTTCCATTGCGAAAGTGATGTTAACAGCTTCAGTCTCTACTCTCTCGATATAATCCATATCAAAGATAAAATAAGTGCCGTCAACTGCCCATGATGCAGAAACAACTGGAGTACCAGCGATAACTACAGCACCACTTGCTACAGAACTAATTCCAGCAGCACCAGGATAGTATCCGTTAGTCAATAATGTTCTGTTAATTAAAGCCAATGTTGAAGGACTTACAATGCAATAAGAAGCATTGAAGTTAGCTGTCTGTTGGTTAGCAACTAAGTCCATGATGATCTCAACTGGATTAGTACCTGTGTTAGTTGTAACACCAGTAGCAGCACCTGTAGCTGTAGCATAGAACTGAGCATTCTCAGTCTTATAGAAATCACGAGTTAACAAACGCGGTAAAGTTGTTTGCATATAAGGCAACTGCTTAGCCATTTGCTTAGAGAATCTTGCAAAACCTGCAATGTAATTCTCAACAACTCTAACTTCTGTGAAATCATACTGAACCTGAGTCTTAGATGATCCTTCAGTTTGAACACCCAAAGCCTGAGCAGCAGATGTCTCACGATATTGAACATAAAGACCAGTAGGAGAAATAGCAGTAGAGATTAATTCTCTCATGTTTATTCTCTGAGATGGCAATAAAGCCTGACGACTGCTATAACTAGCAACACCACTCAAATTACCATTAGGAGCCAATGAACCATCAAGAGTCATCGTTCCTTTAACTTCCATTTTGAATGGCTGTCCTTGCTTTACATTTTGGATAGCATCAAAATTCTTTTCTAAAGCAGCAGTAAAAGCCTCATCAAATGAAACCTTAGCTGTGTTAGACTTTGGAGAATATTTTGTGCGTGATTCCAAGATTTGTAATCCACTAACTGTAGCAGCTAAATCAGCTTTTACTTTTGCAACTTCAGCACTCATTGCCTTTACAGCATCAGCGCTATCATTACTTGCAACATCTGCAAGTTTTGCTAATACATCAGCCTGGATAGATTTTAATTGCTCAGCAATTTCTGTCTTAGCTTTCTCATTGATAGATGTTTCAAGTGTTGACTTGAGGCCTTCTAACTCAGCCATTAATTCTTTCTTTTCCATATTGGATAATTTTTATTTTTTAAGATTATTGTTAAACTGCCTAATTATATCCGCAACACTTTCTTCTGGCTGAATGGAGTTAACCGGTTCAGTAGTACTCTTCATATCTAGGATTAATTGTGCTAATTGTTTAGAATGCAATAACAGCATCTGTATAGTATCATCTGTTGCTGTTGTGTTTCTGCAAAACTTCTCTATCGCCTCATGCTTAGCCACCAACAAATCAACATCATTAAGTGACTTAAGTGATGTGATTGGAGTCAATGGATTTGCTCCCCATGCAGTAAGTGAACTTCCCTCATACAACTTTATCTCAGTTATTTCATATTGTCCTAGCTGAGGATTCTTAAGATAGTTTTCATAGGATTGGATTTGATTGCGTTTGATAATCTTGAACCCAATAGAATGCTCTGTAATAAGTCCACTCTCAACCATTTTAATAAAGTCCTCGCCACCCTCATGACTTCCTACCTGTGACTCATACGCTAAGCCATAAGCATCCTCAGTCAATGACTTCAGAACGCCTAACGGTAACGATGGATCGTGATTTAGAAGATGCTTGATTCTTGGTAGTGATGACTCTGGACCATTCTCTCTTATAGTCTTTGTAAATGCTCCGGGTCTTATAATATCCCCATCTGCATCTACATTATTGAACTTTGAGAAATAACCAGTAACTAATCCCTGTTTAGGATTTAAGTCCATTATCTCAGCAGATAGGACCTCTGTTTTAATGTTTAGGATATTGTTCACTCTTATAAAGTTAAATTAATTTAATTTATTTACAAAAATATTATCTACTAATAATTCTACCATTCGCATCCCTCTTAGCTTGGAATGCCACCGTACATCTGCAATTCACAACCTCTGACGCTGGAACTGCTAACCCATTAGGCTGAGTCCTTACTCCAGGCTGTTGCATCGCTATGTCTGCACCAGGCCCTAACATAAACGCATCCTCATAAGGAATTGTTCTGCCATCTATCAGCTTATGATTGTGTCTTGTCCTATTATCAATCACACTAAGCCATATCTTATCCATCTTATACCCACTCTTAGTAGCATAAATCATAGCCGCACCATTAGCAGCTGTTACCGTCTCTGTCCTTGCTATCCTTCGCGCTCTCATTGGTCCTAATTCACTATCCGTCTTTAATATTCTTACTATTTCATTAATACTTAACCCCTCAGTTGCAGCCCTGCTTAATATCTTTCTTATTACTAACCTGGTATAAGTATTTATATCTTCAGCATCATTAAGCAAGTCTATCCCATAATACTCCTGCATCAAAGCCACTATCTCCTCATTAAATCCCATCCGCCCATCCGCCTTAATACCATCCATCTTTACCACCCTTGCCCATGATGGACCAACAGTCTTATAAAGCTGCAATAATGTTGTATAAATTGGGAAAGCAGGAATAGCCATTAAATCTTCTGTCTTAATGAAAACATCAACTTGCATCTGTAATGCCTTAGTGAATTTCTTCTCAAAGTATTTCTCATACCTCTGTTGGAATCTATTCCACTTATGTAGATAATCTAGTTTCTCTTTGTTTGTCATATCTGAATAGTAATTCCTAAACCCGGATGACCTAATCTAGCTGCTAATGTTTTCTTCACCTGGTCCTTCTTCCAGTTGTTCTGGTCTCTTTTTCTAGGACACGATGGATCAGGCAACTCCTCCATGAGCGCAAACATTATCTTCTTCTCGATAATGCTTACTATCTGTTCTATGGATTTAACTTCACTCATTACTCACCTGGCATTGTTACATCAGCAACGGCTCCTAAATCTGTTAACAATATCTTTCCACTATCAACTAATATCTGATTCATTAACGGCTCCTCCAATTCCTCAAAGCCCATCATATCCCTCTTCTCATTCGGAGTAGTCCACCACATAGAGTTAAGTGCCTCAGCTTGTACCTTCATATCCTCCTGTAATGCTGTTATCTCACTTAGGTCTATCTCTATTGTTCTTCTTACGCCATCAATAGAGTAATTAGGTATAACACCTTTTACTAAGGCATCTCTAAATAAGTAGATATTTGGTAATATCGAATTTGTGTATAATAACTTCTCAGCTGTTGCAACATTATTGTAAGTACTGCTGTCTTGATTGTTTAGTAATATTTCAGGGAACTTGTATGCGTTACACAACTTAGTAAAGTCGATACCAGAAAGATCACTAACATCCATATCAGCGAGTGATAACCCCAATGGAAGATATCCCATCTCCCCTGCTGCAAAATAAGGAGCGCCCTTATTCGAGCTATTACGCAAATAATTAGCAAAGTCATTTTTTCTCTGTCCTAAAGTTTCTAT